CAGAAGCAGTAGAAGTATACGTTGCTAAAGCTGTAGAAAATAAAGATGTAGAAGACTATACACTTGCCGATGTAGTTACAGAAGTACAGACAGAACAATTCTTAGCAGATCCTATAGGTTCTTTTATAGATATACAAGTACAAGACATAGACCTTACTTCTTTAGGTAATGATATGACTGATGACCAAAAAGAAAAAGCACAAGAAGTTGTGGTACCAGTTATCATAGCTTCGCAAATTATAGCTAGTGTCTCGGTAGTACCAGTTAGAATAAGAAGAACATGAAATACATTAAGAAATTTATCAATTGGTTAGGAGAGATCCTTAAAGAAACATTAGCACAAACCTTTACATTACTTGGTTTTTTTATAGCATGGCTAACCCTTACTGGTACAGCTAAGGACATAGTTGGTATTGCTATACTTATATCATTAGGTTTATGGTTACTAACAATAGGTTTACGTAAAGATAAACCAGAAGCAACAAACAAAAAGAAAGCGAGCAGGTAATGCCTTACAGCAAAACAGGGAAGAAAAAAAGATATACTTCCAAGCGTAAGAAAAAAATGACTAAGTAATAGTCTAAAGGATAGAATATGGCAATAGAGTACAGAGGAGAAAAGTTCTCTGGTTACAACAAACCTAAACGTACACCTAAAGCTAGTAAGTCACACGCTGTACTAGCTAAAGAGAACGGTAAGGTTAAGTTAATCAGGTTCGGACAACAAGGCGTTTCAGGGGCGGGCAAAAAAACTGACGCTAAGTCTAAAGCAAGACGTAAGTCTTTTAAAGCCCGACACGCGAAGAACATAAAGAAAGGCAAAATGTCTGCAGCTTATTGGGCAGATAAGGTAAAGTGGTAACATGGCAAAAAAAAGTAAACCCGTATGGGACAAACCAAGACCTAGTGGATTAGGTAAAAGCAAGAAGCTAACACCTGCACAGAAGTCTAAAGCTAAAGCAAGAGCTAAAGCTAATGGTCGTAAGTACCCTAATATGGTGGATAATATGTGGGCAGCAAACAGATAATATATTTTGAAAGTATCTTGTCCTAAATGCGGACAACCACTTGAAGTAGATTTAAACCCGTTTAAATTATACTGTACAAATCCTGATTGTTTAGACTATACTAAGATAAACAGGGAGTCTATATGAAGATACAAGTTGTAAGAACACAGTTCGGTATTGACGCTACCAATGGAATGATGTTTATCGATGGTAAGTTTGAAAATTATACCCTCGAAGATCAGTATCAAGCAGTCAAAGTTATGCACGAAACCTGCATACCTGAAGGTACATATGCAATTAAATTTAGAAAAGTTGGTGGGTTCCACGCTAAATATAGCGCACGTTATAAGAATGCACACTATGGTATGCTTGAACTACAAGATGTACCCGACTTTAAATATATATTAATTCATTCAGGCAACACCGATGAGCATACTTCGGGTTGTATATTGACAGGAAATTCTCAACAAGATCTTGACTTAGGTAAAGACGGTATGATTGGACAGTCACGTAACGCGTATGAACGTATGTACAAAAAAGTGGCAGCAGTATTACTACAAGGTAAACCAGTCACATTAGAGGTTAGCAAGATAAATCTTGATGGTTCAAGCGAACCACAACAAAGTTCCGATAGTAAAATGTTACATGCTATTCACGAAAAAGTGACACGCATTGACAGTAAGCTAAGAGGAAAACCTATTATATAGATTGGAGTAATATGAGTGACGAACTCAAACAACTTGTTGAAAAAGTTGTATGGACATTCATCGAAGCATTCGGTTCTGCTTTGTTGGTTGGTCCTGCATTAGACCTAGAAATTACAACACTTGAAGCTGCAGCAATTGCAGGTGGCGGTGCCGTAATAGTAGTGTTAAAAGAGTATGCAAAAAAACAACTCGCAGGTAAGTAAACTTACCGAAACCCAACAGGACGTAGCACACAATGACGTAAAGGAGGGTGTTGCGCACCCTAATGGATGGGAACCAGGCGTTAAGTTTGATTATAAAACTAAAACTGGAACCATAACATCAAGGGCTATGAGTAGTTCAACTCCTGAATTTGATACTCTATTACAAGAGTGGGGATTCGATCCTAAAAAATATGCAATAGTTAATGATACATTGCGTGTAAGTACATGGGATATGAACGTCGGTAAGGGAGACATACATCAAGCATGGGCATATAAAGCACAGATTGTAGCAACAGAAGCAACCATAGATCAAGAAGACTATACAAAGATAGAGAAATGGATACAGTCTTACAAGCGTAAAGCTAAACCTAAAGTAAAGAAAACTAAAGCTAGTTTTTTTGTAGCGGTTGCAGATCTACAGTTAGGCAAACGAGATGGCGGAGGTACTGAAGCTATTGTCAAAAGATTCTTAGAAAAAATAGACACAGTACGTGATAGGTATAACTTCTTACGTGCGGCAGGAGTAGAGATGGATCAACTTACTGTTGTAGGATTAGGTGATATCGTTGAAGGGTGCGTAGGGTTCTACCCACAAGCAATGGGACCTAACGGCGTAGAGCTAGACTATAGAAATCAAATGAAGTTAGCTAGAAGACTCATTGCTAAAGCATTAGTTGAATGGTCTAAAGACTTTGATGTTGTAGTAGTAGGTGCAGTTCCTGGAAATCATGGAACTAAAAGAATTGCAAAGAACTTAGCACCAACAGGTGAGATGGACAACTATGACCTAGAAGTCTTTGAACAAATAGGTGAGATCTTTGCAGACAAACCACAATACAATCACATTAAGTTTGTGATACCCGATGAACCCCATCTATCTATTAATGTATGCGGAACTAACATGAGTTTTACGCATGGACATCTTGCAGGTTTTAGTGGTACTGTAGAAAATAAACTTATGAACTGGTGGAAGAATCAAACCTTTGGTGGTTTTCATGCAGGATCCTCGTCGATTCTAGTGACAGGACATTACCATCACTTTAGACAAGTACATGATCCACGAACCTGGATCCAGGTACCTAGCTTAGATGAGAGTACTTACTTTGAACAACAAGCAGGTAAGAAAACTAGGCAAGGTGTAGTGACTATGGTTGTAGATAAGAATGGTCACAATAATTTAGAGATCGTATAAAGAAAAAACCTGGTCGGGCTAGACCAGGTTCTTCCTAATTGGGAAGGAGTTACCTTGAATAAAGGTTAACTACATTATCTAAGATACCATATGGTATAATTATATGCAACTCTTTTCTTAGGCGATGGGTTTCCTCCTTTACCTTCGTCTTTGGCAGCAAATTTGACATAGTTAAGTTTGCTGTTTTTTGTATAAAAATCTTGTCATCCGCTTTTTTGTGTATATAATTAAGAGTGGAAAGGTAAGAATGACTGCAATTGTAGATGACTATATGTTATCTGAATTACGTACATCTGTTGCTAAGACTGGTGCTAAGTTTCTAGTCTGTCGTAATGGTAAACCATTGTACATTGATTCTATAAAAGAACTGCAAGATTATTTAAAAGCAAATGATCTATTTATTTATGAGTTCGAGTTATGGAATAACATAATACATTATGTGTTTGTACGTGGTGAGCGTGGTGGCGATTAATACATGAACATATTTACAAGTAAAAAGGAGATGAAGAAGTGGGCGATAGCTATGGCTAACGCATGCGGTGGTCAAGAAGTAACACAGACATCACTTAAATTAAACAATCATCGTCCTGATAAAGTACAAAAGCTATCAGTAAAGTTTGTTCAGGATTACAATGAGCAAATGTTAGAAGCTATAAAGTTAGCACAAGGAGAGATCTCTTTACAAGAAGTAGGTAAGGAAGAAGAGTGAGTAAACCAAAAGAACCACGACAAGTGTCTATTATGTTTACTGACAACAGTACACGTGACTTTATAATTAGAGCTAATAGTGTAGAACAAGCAGAAAATTTGTTTGACTTGATCTATAATACAATGGAACAAAGTATTACAGATATATTACGACAATATGGAGTAAGAAAAATGACTAGCGTGTGGTGTGAGTATCACATTGATGAAGACATAGGAATGTCGGAGGAGGAATAATGGGTTGGCAAGATGAGTACGATCAAGTAGAGGATAGACTAGCAAAGTTTTGGGCAGCTAATCCTAATGGTAGAGTTTATACAGAGCAACTATCTATATCACCTGATCATCAAAGCATAGTTGTAAGAGCTATGATATATAAAGATATAGAAGATATAAATCCTGTAGCAACAGGTATAGCACAGGATCAGCAAGGTCCTAAAGGTGCTAACTTAACATCATGGATTGAAAATGCAGAGACATCTGCAATAGGTCGTGGACTTGCAAACTGGTACGGTTATACAGCAAAAGCAAGACCATCAGTCACAGAAATGCAGAAAGTGGAGAACTTGAAAGGTAGTGCGGGCAACCAACCTACCTCTAATGATAGGATATCTAATCAAGTTACCAAGAGTGTAGCTAAAACTAGCAATAGCAATAGTTATACTCCTCCACAATCTGTACAACAAAAGACAGAGGGATCAGTTGGTAACTTAGAAAATAAATCTACAGAAGAAGCACTAGAAGCAATAGGTATTGTAGTAGAGGAAAAGGTTGTTACTAACGGTACAATAGAACCTAAATGTTTAAGCTGCAAGAGTGATCTATGGGACAACAGAATAGATAAAGCTAATGGTAAGATCAAGGAAACTTATCCTGATTGGAAGTGTAAGAATAAAGATTGCGACAATGGTAACCCACGTATCTATTACATGGAGAGTTTCAATGCAGCAAAGCAAGCACCTGAAGAATGGTTCATGCCATCAATGCCAAAAGCTAAACCAATAGAT